ACAACAGCACAACAGAACTTCCTAAAGAAGTTACTAGAACAAAAGAAACACGACATAGATGTATCCGCTATCAACTTTGAGGAGATAAATGTTCAATGGGGAACGGAACTCATTGAAACACTTATCAAGGCGGAGGATAAATACGAACGCCTAGCAAGTGAGCGACAAATAGAGTATGTAAAGTCTTTAGCAAACAATCGTGTTGGCGGAGATGTCGTGCTTCAATCGCTAAATGATAATTCAACTGCTAAAGAAGTTTCTGTATGGATTGAGCAACTAAGAAACGCACCATACGCAAAAACAATTACAATCGCAGAGACAGGTGCGTATCGTTACAACGGAGTTGTTTATTCTGTTCGCAAAGGTCGGCAGAGTGGCAACTGGCAAGTGTTCTCAATCAACCCTGAAACAAACTCATGGGAATACAACAGAACCGCATACAAGTATCTGTATGAACTAAAAGATACTGACCGCCTAACTCTCAATGAAGCAATAGAAGCAAGTGGGCAAACAGGCTCTTGTGTTCATTGTGGGCTAACACTTACAGCATTGAAGTCTGTTGCTGGTGGCATGGGTTCTACCTGTGCTAAGAGGTATCACTAATGCCAACTGCTAAAGAACTTTCAAAGCAACTAAAGGAGTGGTATCCAAAAGGTGATGAACAAGTAGCACTTATCGCAGGTCTATTAGATAAGAGCGAAATCTATGATGTTATTTACAACTCTTATGATGATGTTGAGGATTACGAAGTTACTGATGAGATGTTTCAAGATGTTGTAAGTCAAGTAGCAAACTTAGATAACGAACTCAATGCCCTTTGGGAAGGTATCAAAGATGTTATTACTAATGAATACGAGAAGCGTATTCATTTAGAAGTTGATAAAGAATTATGGGAGGCGTAATGAATAACTTTGATAACGAAGCAGATTGGTTGTGGGATTACAAAAATGGATTTCGTATTGCCTCACAATTTGGTTTCGGGCTAGAAATTACACCAACACCCGATAAACAAGACAGTAATTGGTATTCAGGTGAAGTAGCAACAGTTACCAATAACGAACTAAAACACACAATAAGTATCTGTGCTGTAGGTGAAATCAAAATTATTTACAAGGCTGATACTTCTAAAGACGAATACCAAACACTTTATTCTCTAAATGATTTGCCACAAGAACAATTTGTAAATGACGCTTCTGTTCAAAGAGCGTTAGAGATTGACGGCAAACTAGAGTTCGCAAACAACAACTGGTATGAGTGCTTTGATGAAATCAAACAAGAGTTTGGTAATTGCGTTCATCACGAAATACAAGAAGCACTTGATTGTGCCGTTTCCCAACTATGCCAACACCGCTTGGTTGAGTCAGTATTAGACCAAGCCGATACAGAATTATGGGAGGAGTAACTATGTCTAAAGTAAAAGAAATCATAAAAGAACTTAGTCGTTATGACCAAGATGAGGAACTTCTAGTTATCTATTGGGATAAAAACCTTTGTAGAGAGTGGATAAAAGATTGGTTAGAAAACGAAAAAGCAGAAAACAATCTAAGTGATGAACAAGTTGAGTTCATGTTCAAACACGCTTGGGAGTTTGCTTCTGACTACAACTACGACACAGATGATGTTGGAAACACAATTACAGACAACCTTGAAACCCACATTAGTGAGTCAATAGGTGAGTTACAAAAACAACAAACAGAAATTATAGATAAAGAACTATGGGAGGAGTAACACTATGAAATACGCACACATGATTATCGGAGTTCCTGATGAGCAAGACCCTGAACAAGTTGCTTTAGAAATCTTGGCAGACTTCTCGGAGAACAACTACGACAGCAACCCCGAACAACTGGAACAAATCTTTGCTCGCATTGTTGGAGTCAATTCAGACAATGATGTTCTTTACATAGGACAAGACGGCAACTACGGAGACGCTAGAGATTTATGTCTATTAGACACTTCTTTATGGTCTAAAGATGATGAGGAAGCCTTCTCTGAAATCTCAATGAACGATAGTGAGTTAGCAAGTTTCGCTTCACAATTCAATGGCGACCCTTCTCTTACCCCTGCTAAATACTTATTAGGAGACACAGATGAGTGATACACCTGAAATCAAATTGGTAAAGACTTCAAGAGGCTCTACCTATCGCATGAAAAAGAAAGAGATAGTCAAGGTTCAGAAATCTAATCTGACTTTGCCTTACGAAGTTGGCAAACTTCTTAGGGGATTGGCTATGCCTCAAAAGAAGGCTTACTGCTTACTTCTTGTAGAAGGTAGTTGGACATTACAAAGTATCGCTAACGAACTTCTTTGCCATAGACAAACTGTTCTTGATTACACAAGGTCTAAAGAAGCACAAGACCCTGATGTATTAGCAAGCGTTTGGGATTTACCAATTCCAAAGTTGCCAAGAGTTGTTGTTGGTGAAGTGTATGAAAAAGAAATTGTCCAACCTGACGCTGATGTTCTAAAGAAGTTATTGGAACTTCAACCTTTGGCACAAAAGGTTCGTAGTTACAGCCCAAAGTTTCGTGAGGAAGCAGAGGAATACACAAAACTATTAGCAGATGAAATTGGTCGTGGAGTAACTGCGTATCAACTTTCTAAAGCACTTGGTATCACCATTGGTGCTATCAACTTCCGTCTCACACGATACGGATACAAGCCATTAGGCACAGGCAAATCAAAAGCCTATAACTCTATTCTTGAACAAAACCGACCACAATAAGGAGGTAACACATGATTACAAAAGAAAGAGACACAACTACAACTACAACTAAATGGCAAGGAATAACTTTCGGGATAGAAACTATCTTGTCTGACTATGACCAAATAGTTATAGATGTTCCTGTATTTCAAAGCGGTTACAACTCAACTACTGGACATTGGGAAGTTGTGGCAACAGGCGAAACTCGTAAGTTTCGTTTAGAAAAAATTGAATACAGTTTGGTAAATAGACAAAATAACTCTGTCGGTATTCACTCTTTGTATGGTAGAGGTTTTACAAAAGCCAACACACTAAGAGTTCAAGGCACTTCTTTCTACAATGAAAACATAACTGATAAAATCCTTGCTCAAATCCCCGACCATTACCACGACAAAGCAAAAGAACAGTTCTTACTAACTGCTAAAGAACTTACAGAGCAAATGAACCAAATAAATGCCAACGGACTATCACTAACACCACAAAGATAGGAGGAACTATGCCAAATCATTGTATAAGCACACTAACAATTACTGGTAACTCAAAACAATTACATAAACTTCTAAAACAAGTTCAAATTACAAAAACGGAAGCAACTCCAAGCCATGATGAACGAGAGTTCTCATGCCACAAGATTATTCCGCGACCTGCTACAGAAGATGATAATTGGTATGATTGGAACTCGGAGAACTGGGGAAGCAAGTGGGATTTATGTGACTTTGAGTGGATAGATAACGATTGGGAAAATGGATTTGTTCATGCTTCTTTTTGGACAGCGTGGAGTCCTATTCCTCTTGTGTTAGAGAAGTTATCTAAACAACATAAGTCTTTAGAAATGACTTATCGCTTCCATGATGAAGGTGCTGGTTTCTACGGCACTTACTCTTTCAAGGGTGGATTGCTAACAGTTGATGAGGAAGGTGATGATTTCACCTGTGATGTAAAGACTCGTTACTGGGGAACTACTGACCACCATTGTTGTAACGAGTGCGACAACTATTTTGAGTGTCCTGATGAAAACTACGAAGGTCGCATTGAGGAAATCTGTTCTGATTGTAAGACTTCTTTAGACGAAACAGAACAATCTTTATGGGAGGAGAAAGAAAGTGTTGCGTGAATTACCAATCCTTCAACTCAAACGAGAACCAAATAAAAAAGGTGGGGGAAGTTACTTATCACAAGACAAGCGTATCTATGTCTTACGAAATGAGGACAAACTATGGGCGTGGGGATACCACGACTACAACGATAAAGGTGAGTTCATTGGTAGTCGTAATGGTGACGACTCTCTGTATGGCTCAAAGACCCATTGTGTTGAAGCCATAAACAAAGTTCTTTATGAACAAGCCTATGACGAAGCACTATGGCAAAACTAATGGATTACGAAACTGTAATTCTAATAACTGGGCAACCTTCTTTAGAAGGTATCAACCCGAAGTTGAATAAAGGAATAAACCAAGATAACCTGAGGTTATACATAACAGAGGAGGCAACAACATGGCAATAAAACATTACCTAGTGGAATTGGCAACGGAAGTTCCAATCACTATCAACGACAAGAACCTAAAAGACAATTCAATTTATGAAACTGTCTTAGAGGCTACGCAACATTACATCAACGATTACATAGAAACTGATGAGCAATTCTTTGTAAAGATTGTTGCGGAACAAACACATAAGGAGAGTGATACAAATGTCTAACAAGACACTACAACGCAAAAAAGAGTTGGCTAAGAAAAGAGTTGCGTCTAAAGTTTGGCGTGACTCTTTCAGAGAGTTGAAGTTGCGTTACCCTGCTGATTGGGAAGCGTTACACGCAACTACAAAAGGCGATAGAGAAGCAACAAGACGCAAACTAAGAGGTATGTATCCTGCTGACTTCTACGCTATTTATACACGCCACGCAAAACAAAACGGCATAACACCACACATCACCGAGATACATCAGGAAGGAGGTAGTCCAATCCAATCACAAAATCTGATAATCAAACAAGCAACACCACAATCATCACCATCAGACTTCACAAAAGAAGGTTACTCTCTAATTGCTAGAGAACTTATGCCTTCTCCAAGCGGAGGAGTGTTCTCGTCAATGAGCCGAGTCCTATTCGCTGATAACATAGACGGCACAGAGTTTGAAGCCGTTGGTTGTAACAAGTGCTTTATGTTGTTTAGAAATCTCCAAGCAACAGCACACCATGTCGGTAGAGTCCATAACGGAAAAACTGGCAATCACAAATCAAAACCTAAAAAGGCAAAGGCAAAGCCAATCGCAAAGCCTTCAACACAGCCTGTAGTATCAACAACACCGCTTATCTCTGCTGGCATTGACCCTGTAAAAGCCATTACAGACCTAGTAGCACAGCGACAGTATTGGGAAGCACAAGCAAAGGCGTATGAGGAACAACTCAACGCAATCCGCAAAGCCTTCAACGGCAAGTAATCTATTCACCAACAAGTTGATAGGGGCAGTTGGTTTGCCCCTATCAACTTCTATAGAAGGGAGTATCCAATGGATACTACGAAAGAAAAACTAACAGCAGAAAAACTAATCATGGTGTCTCACAGCCTGAAACTATCAAGCGACATCTTTCTTGAATTAGTTGAAAAGGGTTATCGCCCTGAAAACATGGAGAACATCTATGCGTTCATGTTCGGTATGAGAACTACGGCTGACGCATTAGGCAATCTAATAGAAAGCCAAAAGGCATTACTGGTAGCCTCTAAAGACCTTGATAGCCTATAAAGAAAGGACAACAACTATGGATTGGCTTACTACTAACGAAGTATCTGAAAAGACAGGATTGACTAGAGATACTCTAAAGACTTATCTAAGCAATAAGTCAATGCCTCAACCTGACCACTACTTTCAACGAACACCTGTTTGGAAAGAGGAAACAATCAACGAGTGGATAACGACAAGACAAAAGACAAAGCCTGTTCCTTCTAAAGAAGGTTCAGACTTCTAAATAACTTAGAAGGGGAACGAGTTGCTTCGGCAACTTGTTCCCCTTTTTTTGTGCCTAAAAGTTACTCATCAGTAACTTGGCTTTAGTCCTACTCGTTGGTAACATAGGGTTTGAGGAGAGGAACTCAAATGGCGTATGTAGTTACCCGAAATAAACGGCATACAGGCTATTACCGCAGAAGCGGTAAGGTTCAGAGTGCTGGAACTTATGGCACTAGAGCCAAAGCCTTGAACTCTGCCCTGCTCGCAGAGGAAGGCATAGTCTCAACTAACCCCGAACTTATTACAACCCTTGAAGCCTATGTAAAAGAGTGGCTCATCAACCGAACAGATGTTCGTGTAATAACAAAGAAAACTTATGCCATAACTCTAAAGAAGTATGCCCTACCTTATTTGGGGCATAGACAAGTAACAGGCATAACTCGTAAAGATGTTAGGCAACTTATAGAGAAGTTGCTCTCCGAAGGTATAAGTCCTGCCACAGTTTCCCATGTAAAGACAGCATTGGGTTCTGTGTTCAGGCAACTCGTTGAGGAAGAACAAATCCCCGCAAACCCCACGCATGGCATAAAGGTAAAGACTTCTAAAGCAGACCCCACAAGTTCTTTAGAGCCTTCAGATTTCAAAAAAATTGTTGAGTCCCTAGAAACTGAAGGGGCAAAGATGTTTGCTCAATTCTTAGTTGCTTCAGGTTGCCGATTTGGAGAAGCCACAGAACTAAGAGTAAAAGACTTCAACTTCAAGTCAAAAGAAGTTTATGTTCGTAGAACTGTGAGTGATGTAGGCAAAGCCTTGAACAATGGAAGCCGTTTCCTTATCGTGCCTTCAACAAAGAACGGGCATAAACGCACAGTAATCATCAACAAAAGCCTCAATGAAGCCCTAAAGAAGTATGTTCGGGATAGAAAATTAGGGGCTAATGATTTGCTGTTCTCCAAAGCCTTAGTGCTAGAGTTTGGTAAAATAGTGACCACAGGTAGTCAATTGGAAAGGACTAAAAAGCCTTACACCGTTGGAAGTAGAGTATTCCAACACGCAACTCCGTATTCATACAATGTCGGTGGGTGTAGGTGTGACCTGTGTAAAGAAGCGGTCAGTAAGTATCGCAAACAATACAGAAAGGACAAATCAAAAGGCAGAGAAAGCCTTAGCCAAAGCCTTAGTCAAAGCCAAAGCCTTGACCAAAGCCTTAGCCAAAGCCACCTCAGTCGTGACAAGTGGAGAACCACTTGGAACAAAGCCATAGAAAAGTCAGGTATTGGTTGGTATCCAAGAACGCATGACCTAAGACATGCCAACGCTACTCAACTCCTAAAGAGTGGGGTAGATGTGCATGAGGTCAAAGAGCGTTTGGGTCATCAGTCAATCACAACGACAGAGCGGTATCTACACCGTCTCCGTCACCAAAGTTCAAATGCTGCGGAAGCAGTAAGTGATTACTTTGGGGAAAGGTGAGAAACTATGAAACTAACAAAACGCGGAAAAAAAGTAGTTGTTATCGCAACTATGACAGTAGCAAGTTCATTGTTCTTTAGCGGTTTTGCAATTGCTAAAGCACTTGAACCTTTGAAGGTAGTGGTTGTTCAGCCAGTTCAACCCGCCCAATCAACAGTCGAGAAAGCCTTGAAAGTAAGTCCGTCAAAGAAGTTAGAAGCGTTGAGACAAAAGCCTCAACTCTCAAAACTTGAATTGAAAGCCTTACTAAAGGAAGTTGGGTTTGAGGGTAAAGCCTTGAGCCAAGCATGGGCTATTGCTATGCGTGAAAGTCGTGGTCGTTCTATTGCCTTCAATGGTAATGAAGCGACAGGCGATAACTCTTATGGACTCTTTCAGATAAACATGATTGGGAAAATGGGAGACATGCGTAGAGACAAGTTCAGCATGGTGTCTAATGCAATGCTTCTAGACCCTGTGACAAATGCCCAAATTGCTTATTACATGAGCAATGGTGGTAAAGATTGGTCAGCATGGAAGGGCATGACCCCTCGTGCTAAAGAATGGCTCAAATCTTTTCCAAAAGCATAACTAGTAGAAAGCCCTCCTGTGTTGGTGACAGGAGGGCTTTCTGTTAGACTTACAGTTCTACAAAAGGAGAAAGCCTGTGGGTAAGCATTTAGATAAAGTTCAAGCAGCATTATTAGTTAGACAAAATAACATGCCAAAAGGAACAGGATTTAAAAAGCCTGGAAGCATGAACCCAAGAAAAACTGGCTACATGAGCATAAAGTCAGACCAAGCAAAGAAGATTTTAGGCAAGTAGCAATTACTAAAGACCCATTAGCCAAGTGCTAGTGGGTCTTTTTTTGTATCATAACAAGCATGGAAGCAATGCCTTTAGCACATGCAGGAGACCGTTCATTTGAAAGAGACATGAATTGGGCTGCTGTTCAACATGTTGTAAAGCATGGTGCTCAAACACAGCAAGACAACGGAAACATAAAGCATGTTGGGTATCACAAAAGCGATACTGACCACGAATACACCGTTGTAACAACTCCACACCCTAAGCACATTGTTACAGTTTTTAAAAATTACAAGCCGTTAGAGAAACTTCTTTCCGAAAGACAGCAAAGAGAGAAAGCCGAAGCCTCAGCCAAAGGTGCTGAAAAAGAAAGAGCAAATACATCGGCTCGTCGTCAAGCATTACAGCGAGAAAAAAAGCGTTTGCGTTCTGCTAAAAACAACAACAAAAACACAGGTAAATAATTACTGGTTGTCTTTTATCAACCTTACTTCACAAGCGTCTGTAGTGCAATAAGCCTCTCCAATAGCATCAGAAGCCATACCTGCATAGACACCACTGAAGTCAATAGGCATAAGAGTCATGCGACCTTCTTCATACTCAGCCTCAGTAATTTGTGTGTAAGGCATTTGAGGATACACAGCGTTACCCATAGGTAAGAAAGAGATTGTCTTTAGTTGTCCGTCGTGCATGTGAAGTATTGAAGCAATAGAGTCTGCTTCTTTTTCAGGGTCAAAGGTCACAGTTACAGAGACAGAGTTATCTGACCAGTATCTTTGAGTTACAACTGCTAAAGAAACTTTTTCATAAACAGAGACTTCTTTCTCTGCTCTTTTAGCATTGGTTTCAATAGGAAAGAAAACAACAGAAGTTGTATTAGGAGATTCAGAAGCAGGTTCAACTCTGTAGTTACCCATTTTGAAAAGCGGAAGCATTGGGTCAGAGTTAGCAAAACGAATTGCTCTGTTAAAGAACTTACCTCCTGAAGCCCAGTGAACTCCAGGACTTTCACCAGCAAGGATTGAAACTGTGCCTGAAGGCTTTACTGTTGTCATTTTGATTGACTGACGAATACCAAGCCATTCAGAGTAAGACTCGTCATAAGCCTTGACTGTAGCGTAACCAGCGTCAAGCCAATCACGAAGCACAGTCCAACCATTGTTATCTGCAAAGTTAGCAATACCTGAAATAGAAGTTCCAATACGACGATTGCGTTGCATGATTGCGTTGGTCTCTTCCCAATGTGTTGGAAGAAGAGTTACAGTCTTTGCATACAAGTAAGCAAACTTCAATGTTCTTTTGAAATCTTCTAAAGAATCGTGACGACCTAAGTAAGTTTCAACCAATGTGCAACACTCAAAAGACTCAAGGCTTTGTTCAGCACAGGGGTTGTATCCTGATACACGCCAATCTTTGTTGTTAGGTGGGTCAATCAAACGACCATACTTGCGTGATACATCCATCCACACAACCCCAGGCTCACCGTTACGAACAATGCCGTCAATAATCTTAGAGAAGTCTGAACCGACCTTTGCTTCTACAGAGTTATTACTCATCCAAGCCCAACCAGGATTAGCAGGGTCATAGGAGTTACGCTCAGGATAAACCTCAGAGTTCTTTAGGTTTAGGAAGTCCTCATCGTCAATACGACCAATGAGAAGTTCTGCTGAACGACGAACGTTTCCTGAAACTACGCATACGCCAATAAGGTTTCCGATGTCTGCTAAGTCTTTGCGTGTGACTTTTTCTCCAGAACGGCCCTTAAACAAAGCCTCAATGTGGTCATGTAACTTCTTTAGAGGTTCATGTCCTGCTGCCGTGCCACCAAAGATTTTAATAGGAGCACCTGCTGGTCGAATCAAAGAGTAGTCAAAGCGTTGCGTAGGTTGTTCAGGCTTTAGGTAGGAATTTATTAAAGAAGTTACAGACTCAACCCAACCTTCTCTAGTGTCTGGAATTACGGTTGTTTCTTCTTCAGCCTTTGGCTCATAGATAGCAAACTCTTTATCAGCACCCTTATCGTCAAAGCCCACACCTACTCCAAGCATAGAAGCCTCCATAAGGAAGGCAAACGGCTTGGCTGGATTGTTCTTAGTCATCTCGTTAGTGGAGACAAAAGCACAGTTCTGTAGGGCTGCGGAGTTACGCTGTTCATTGACTAACGGTGTTCCCATAACCCAGAGTCCTCGACCAGGTGGAGTCCATTTCAATTCAAAAAGACGGTCAAAGGCTTCTTTAGCAGAAGCCTGAGCCTTTGCGTCATTCCATGGAAGACGCTGGGATTTAGCATGGTCTTTCTGAAGCGAATACATGCCGTTGATTACACGCTCACATACATCAACCCAAGTTTCCTTCGTTCCATCGGATTTTAAACGAGAGTAAGTTCTTAAGAAGGTAATCTCTCCAACCGAGTTACCTGCAGCATCTCTGTATCCAAAAGGGGCTTTCTTAGAACGGTAACTGGTTACAAAATCTTCGGTAAGTTTGAAGGAAAATAGAGACATAAGGAGAGCCTTTCGGGTTGGATTTTAAAAAAGATAAGGGGCAATTAAATCTTACTTGTACTGCTCATACACCTAATAACAGCGACTACCTAAGTTCATTACTTCAGTAGCACTGTTATCAGATAATTACTCTAGACTTTGTTGAATGATTTTATTGGTTTCATTAGCGGTCAAACCTCCGTTTGGAAGGTCTTTTAGAGCCTGTGCTCTGTCACCAAAAATGGCTGAAAGTACTCCTCCTGACGACTGC